TTTCCATGCCCATGCGCAGCCGATCGACCGGGGTATCGGTCATTTTCGCCGCATAGGAAAGCTGCTGCATCTGCTGCGTGGTGACGCCGGTGATTTTCGCCGTCCGCTCCAGCTGCTCCGCGGCCTCGGAGGCGCGTTCCGTCAGTTCGAACATGCCAGCAACCGTTCCCGCGGCGCCGAGCCCAGCCAGGAACGGAAGGAATTCCCCAAACGAGGACCCTAATTCTCCGACGCTCGCACGCAAGTTCCCGAACCGCGTCCGCATCAGGTTGACGTGCCCGGTCAGCGCCTCGAATGCATGGTTGCCCTTTTTCTCCACCTCTTCATGTGCCTGGCCCAAGCCGCCCAGGTGCTTGCGGATATTCTCGATGACCTCGGACGCCGCATCGATCGCGGTAAATTTTGCGTCGAAATGGGAATCGGATTCAGCCATACGTTACAGTAGCCCCCCGCATTTCGTTTTCAGGTCCATGATCCGCGTCGCTTGTTTCACGAGAAAACCGAGCCGGCTGATTGGTTGCGCCATCACGAATGCGATGTCGCCCAGCACTACCCCGCAGTCGAAATAACAGTTGATCAGTTCTTCTCCGGCGCCTTTAGGTACAAAAAAGACGTTATGATGTCCATAGCTTTCATCCAGTCCGCAACCGCCATCTGATCCACCGCGCTGCTGGGAACTGCTGCCAGCCGCATGATGTAGCAGCGGATCAGATTGCCGAATGCCGGCCCCTCGGTCTTGAGCGGCACGCCAAGATCACACAGATCCGCACCGGTCGGTTCCCGGAAATTGAGTTCGGAAATGGTATCGCCCGGCTTGTCCGGGAACGCCACGATGGGTTTGGTCAATTGCACAACGACGGACATGGTATTTCCCCACTTGGTTACGATGCGGTGACCTCGGTGGCAGTGATCGCCCCGAATTCGACCTTGATCTTTGCTTCATTGACGGTATTGGGGATTTCCCCCTGCTGAAAGCCGCCATAGAAAGTCGCGATTTTTCCGTTCCCCAGCTCCAGAACCAGCGTGCTGTTGGTAATGGACTGCAGCGTCGCAATCGATACGGCGCCGCCGTCCTGCAGTTCCGCTTCGATTTTTGGCGCGTAGTATGCCGTCGTAAAACCGTTAACACCGGAAGGCCCGACCGCGGGTTGCCGTTTGAGGCCGCCCAAATCGTAACTAAACGTCCCCGCGAGCGCATAACTCTGCGCGCCGACCCGGAAATTCAGCGTGCCACCGACATTGTAGTTTGCCATTGGTGCTTTCCCCTACGCGACGAGAGTGGAAGTGGCATTGGCGTTCGCCGCCGCCGCCGCGATGAATTTTGTGAATTGGTTAACCACACCCACCTGGCGCAGACCCTGCACCGTGTCCGGGTCGAACAATATATCCATCATTCCCGAATTGGTCGGGTCCGCCTGCACCACCAGCCCAGCGATGAAGAGCGAGAGATTGTCCACCCAGCCCAGGACCTGCATGTCCTGATAACACGCGATCATCGCGGCTTTCGCGGTGCTGGGGGAGATCGATGGAATTCCCGGCGCGATCGGCGTGCCATCTGCTACCTGCAGCACGCGGCCCCAATTCGTGGTGATATAGCTGCCGAGGTAGGTGTTGATAGCTGAAAGCAGATACATCTGCTCGGTATCCAGATAGCTCTGGTCTGGGACGCCGTAGGCGTTGGTCTGGTATGTGGTCACAGCGCGTTTGATGTAGGCGTTCCCCGCGCCGTCGTAGAATGCCACCGCAATTCCTTTACCGAGAAGCGTTTGCCACTCGTTCGAGGTCCATGCGGTTTCCGTTCCCGATGCGCCAGAGGAATTCGGCGCCATGAACCCCACCATCTGCAAGGTTTGCAGCGGCAGGTTCGGTTGACTCCGGATGCTCGGCATTGACGCGCCCGCATACATCGCCGCGGCCCGCCACGGCGGCGTGGGACTGCCCGTCTCGTAGCCAAGCACCGTGGAATGCGGGTCGTCATTGGTCACGCCATAAGCTGTCAGGTTGACGGCTGTGTCCTGCCGCGCGGTCCAGCAATGGCCCCAAGCCTTCTGCGTCGGCGCCCAACGACCCGTGCTCGCGTTCATCATGGCGGCAAAAACCGGCATGTCCGTGCTGTCGGAAAAAGGATGCACGATAGCGGCGTAGTTCGTCGAAAACCCGACGGTGCTAGCAAGGTTGGTCAGCGTCGGCGTTCCCGTGCCGCCGGACATTGCGGTGATCGCGAGCGCGACACCCGTCGGTAAAGTCTGTCCGCCGGTCGGCCCGTAATAATTCACCCGCAGATCGATATTGTTGCCAAGCAGACCTTTGTGCACCGCGGTCAGATCGACCTGGTAATTATGGGTGGGGTCGATCGCGGCGGTCACACTCAGGCCCAGCGTGGCGCCGATCGCGCTCACCATGCTGGTGGCAATCTGTGGCGCCGTGGCGGCAGCGGCGACCGGAACTTGCACCAGGTCCCCCGCGATATAAAGCGCGATGGTTCCTGCGCCGACCGCGCCCGTGACCGAAATCGTGACGCTGCCGGTGGCATAAGCGCCGGCGGAAGGGTCAGCAACCGGCAGACAGTAGATGGGGCCGATATTGTCGTTGGCGTAATAATCCGTCCACATGCGCGTGATATACGCGCTGGACCCGAAAAGATTCTGCGCTTGAGACAAGGAAAAGACCGGAACGATCGCAAACGGCTGCGCGGTCAGGGTCTGGGCCACGATCAAGGTGCCCAAGCTTGGGGCAGTGTTGCCGGCATTGGAATTGTCCACCGCGATCTGCGTCAGCGGATACAAGATCGAGGTGTTGAGGAGATTGAAGCCCATGGGCCGGGGTCCTTCAGGTAAGCGGCGGTGCGCCGGTGAGCGGAATGATTTCGGACGTCAGGGTTTCGGTTTCGGGCTGGCCTTGCGCGTTGGTGGTTTGCGCGATTTGAGACACGGAAACCGCGGTAAGCGGCGCGCTGATCGGGTTGGTTTGATTAGGCACGCCGAGCGGCTGGCCGAAATTCCCTGCGGCGAAGGATAGCGCGGAATTCGGGGAGGTCGTGTAATTCTCTTCGATGTTCGAATATGCAATTTCGTGCGTAAGTTGCATGCGGTAGCCATCGCTGCTGCGGTCCATCGCCACCGTGGTATTCACCGTGTGCACCGGCCCGCATAGGCCGCAAAACACCGCATCGGTGAAAAGCGCATCCAATATCTGCTGCTGACCGACATCCCACTGGTCCATCAAAGCCGCGTGGTCTGTTCCAATTAGAATCAGATGCACGCGCAGAGTGGCTGTGACGGTAAAGGCCGGCACGGCGGAAATGGTGCGTGGCGCGCGGTCTTGTCGCGATTCAACGATCATCGCCGGCAGGTCGGACGTCTCTAGCGCGTCGAATTTGGTGTCGGAAACGTTATTCCCCGCCACGGTATTCGCGGCGCGCAGCACCGCAACCGCGGCCCGGCGTATCTGCGCGGGTCGGGAAAACGCACTCCAGGGAACCGATGCCGTCATGTAAAGCTGGGCGGCGGTAGCGGCGCGGGCGGCGCGAGAGGTTGCCCGCGCTGCGTGTCCGAGGCCAAAATGAGCTTAATGTGCACCCAGCCTTCACCGTCCGGTTCCACCTCGTCCACCCGCCAGGCGATGCCGCGCAACGTAAAAATATCGTTATTTACGGGCATTTGCGGGAGGTCGGACACTCGGCATCCCAGGATCGGCCGGTTGCCGACAATTGGGTCACCCTGCTGGATGCCGGCAATTTCCGCGAATTTCTCCTGAAACACCACAGGCACCTGCGCTTGCGGGCCGGCTTGCGGCGCGAAGTTTGCTTGTTCACCCCAGGAGCTAGTTATTTGCCCCAGCACCAGGCTATCCAGGTCGATCACGCTGCTTCGGGGTCCGCAGTGCCTCCGGACTGAGGCGCGCTATCCGTCTCCATGCCGTCCAGCAACCCAGCCGCTGCGAAGTTGCGTGCGTGGTCCTGGTGAATCGGGACATCGCGCCCGGACTCGAAAGGAGCGTGAGCGCTGCCGAAATACAGGCTGACATTCTTCCTCATGCGAACATGCGTCGTGTTTTGCGCCATATCACATTACTTTCAATTCGCAAGCAGCTTGGAGCTCCGCCACCGTATAGGTCGCGATGCCACCAGCAGCTTTGTTGGGGAAAAGCTCGACCTGCGTCGCGCCCTTGGTTACCGCGTAGGGGAAAAACGCCGGGTCGAGCAGGGTGGGACCGTCGGCTTGATAGGACAGCGCGCCGCCCATCGCCGCGAGCGCGTCGATACACTCTGCATTGGTGCCGGTGGTCTTGGTTGGGTCCATGCCGTGGTTCGACAGCGTCGCCCGCCCGCCGAACGCATTGCGCAGCTTCGCCGCCCAAGCCAAGGGAAACACAGTGTTTCCCGCCGCGGTTGGATCGTCCACCGATACGAGGGCGCTGATATCTCCGATAATGTGCGGAACATTTTTCCAGATTGCCGCGTAATCCGTCGGCGCGGCGTTCCAATTGGTTTGGAGCGCGGCATCGGTGCAGCCTGCGGCTTTGTAAGCGGTACGAACATCCGCACTGCCGCCGATGTTGAAATTCTCGTCGGTCCAGCAAATACCCGTCATGATGCAAACCGCGTCGAGTGCCGAGTGTCCGTCGAACGCCGCCGCGAGGGCGCGCTGCAACGCCAGTTCCTGCTGGTAGTAAGCCGGCTGCCAGAACTGCGGAAATTGCCAGGTGGCGGCGGTATCTGCTCCGGGCTTGCCGGCCCGCTTGTTGGGCACCGTCACGTATCCGATCGCCGGGTCTGAAAGCATCCATGCCGGCGCCAGCGCGCCGGCGAATACCCGCAACGTGACCGTGACGCCAAGCGTCTTGGCCTGCGCCAACGCCGCCAAGACGTCGCTGACGACATACTCCCCGCGCGCCGCTTCCAGGTCGCGCCAAGCGAAATTGATCACCTGGCAAGTGATCGTGTCACCAGCGGAACTCACTTGCGCGAAATCATTGACGAAATTCGCAGCGGGGTTTTCCAGCGGCGTCGTCAACCCCATGCCCGCCAACGTCAGCGTGCCTCCGGCAGGATTGGGAACGGGGCCTGGCACGGGACTAGGGATAGGTCCGTCCCGAGTTGGCACGGGCGCCGGCGCGGGTTGCGCGGGCGGTGCGTGGGCGTTCGGGAACGGCTCGGGCAATCCCAGTGCTTCGGCGGCAGCGTCGGCCGCGTGTTCCAGGCTGTTGATGATTCCGGTCATGGAATTCGGTTTCCTCTTTTCGGCGGGGGTGTGCATAACTCAGCGTGCATAATCGTAGTGGCGAACGGCGTTCGCATGGCGAGCCACGAACGCCGTTCCACCGCGCCGATCGCGTCGCGGAACGATGCCTGGTCGGCCAGCAATGGGTTAATCGGCGGTGGAGTCAGCGGTTCCGGTTACTAATGTCTCCGGCCGCGTGCAGACATGCAGCGGGTTGCTCTGCAATTCGTAATTCACCCATGCCTGTTTTTCGGTCATATCGAGGCTGCGGAACACATACATCGGAAGCCCCTTTTTGTTGACGTTGGGGAAACCCTCGCCGGGCGCAAACGCGCGCAGAAAAGTTCCCGGGCTCTTGCGAAGGAAAAGCCACGCCTTGTTGTTGGGCACCGCGATGCTGGTGCCGTCGTCCGACCCGCGATAGTCGTGCCAGTTGATGCCGTTGAAATTGTAGCCGGTATAAGTTGCATCCTTGCGCAATTCCGTGGCGGCGGTCCAGTTGAGGTACGTTTTTGTCACGTCGACATGGTTCGTGAAGAGATCGAAGAATCCATGGCCGCAAAGCGCGTGCACTTCTGTCACGCCGTCGATCCATGCACCTTTCGCGGCGACGCGCATGGTGCGGATGATCTGGTTGCAGATCGGCCGGATCGTGTTGGGAAGCTCCGCGGCGAGGTCGAACACTACCTCGGGGTTTGGGGTAATGCCGAACGCTGTGAACCAGTTTTCAAGCACGGGCGCCGGGCCGCCGCCGACTGGCGGCGCGTCATACAGAATTCCCTGGATTGCGCCGAGCCGGTGATATTCCCAGGTGTATTCCATCGAGCTGGTGAGGCCGGTTGGGCCGGTGGTGCGTCTCGCCACCTCTTCCTGCATGGTCGCGAATATCTGATCCGACCCGAATTCGCTGATCATGTTTTGGATTTCCTCCGACTGGATCGTGTCGTCGAACGAAATACGGGGGACGCTGAAATACCGTGCTTTGCGATAGTCGTTCTGGCGATGCACCGGCGACGAGCCGCGCGGCGTGGTTGGGATCAGCGTCAATGCGCCGTCGCGCTCGTTCAGTTGGAACGATGTCGTGTAGAGGGGCCGATCCTCGAACAGGTCGAGCTGGCCGAGAAAGCTGGGAATATACGGGTATTTATTGACCTGCCCGGTCAGGGTCAGACCGCTAAACGCGTCAGAGCGGAAAACGTTATAGACGACATTATTGAGGCTGCCAGACATGGCCATGTGTTCCTTTCGCGGTTACAACGATGCCATTTATCGGGCAATGATGCCGAGCGCGTGCAGTTGCGCCAGCGCGGCGGCCTGTTGATTGGTCGTGACGCCGCTGCCCCAGACCAGCTCGTTTAGGTTCACCTCGGCCTCGCGCGCGATTCCCGTGACGGCCAGGGTGCCGCCTGCGGGCACATAAACGCTGGAATACAGCACGCCTGTTGCCGGCGCCGTCCCGGTATATTGCGTGGCGTAACCTGTGCCGGCGGAAACCACGATGCCATAGCCATCTCCGGCCTGGTATGCCGTGCCCCCGTTGGTGATCGTGAAGCTCAACTCGTCGGAAAAGGCCGCACCCGTGGTGCCCGGGGTCAGTTGCTGACCGTTCGGCGCCGTCACGTCGAATTCGGTCGCGGTGGTGAACTGCAGCGCGTATGTGCCCGCCTGCGCCGTCTCCTGGTTGACGGTGATTGTCCCAAAGGTGCCATTGCCATGATTTCCCGCATTGGCGGTCGCGACAGCACCTCCCAATGCTTCAAAACTATAGACCATGCCGGCGATCAGCTGCAGGTCAAGCGTGCCGCTGGTATTGTCCCATGTGATAATGTCGCGCGAGCGCCAGCCATTTGCTTCGCTGACGAGCGGCGCGCCACTTTTCGGGCTTTCGTAAAGCACCATCGGGTTCGTCATTTTTTCTTCGTTCCTTCATCGGGCGCCGCTTGCAGGGCGCGGTTACGGGGAATTCAGCGACAGGATCAGACCTTGTAGGCGGCGCCAGCGAACGCCTTGTCCCAGGAAGCGTCGATGCGTTGCTTTTCGGTGAGGGATGCAGCACCAGGTGGTGCGGCGCGGTTCGCGTAGGCGCTCATCCGGTCCTGCAGGCTGCCGGGCTGGGCGCTGACGGGGGACGCGCGCAGCATATCGAGCGCCGCCTGGCGGCCGATATTGGTGCGCAACGCAAGGTGCATCGCCAGCGCGGGGTTGCCAGCGGCTTCCGCAGACGTCAGGACGTGCGCGATGCGCGCGCGTTCACGGCGGCGGGCGCATGCCTTTCTGGATTTCTTGCCGCGCCGCAATTCCTCGTCATCGCTTTCGTCGTCACCATCTTCTTCCTCGTCATCTTCCTCGTCGTCGTCCGCGTCTTCGTCTTCGTCTTCGTCTTCGTTTTCGTCTTCGTTTTCGTCCTGCGCTTTTTTGCGCAGTTTCTTTCCTTTACCACGCCTGTTGCCGCTGTTTTCCAGCGCTGGTGTGGGAGCGGCATGCGGTTGCGCGGATGCCAGCAGTGCGGCAGCCGCCGCTTCTGCCTCAGGGTCGGGCACCGGCATCGCGGTAGATGCGGCGAGCGCTGCGCGGCGGGCGAAAATCGACATGGGTTTGCTAACTCCTGCGTTTATGATTTGAGATCAAGGATCAGTCGACCGAAAGCCTCGTCCGGAGAAAGAATTGCGTCCACCAGCCCCGCGGCCAAACCGTCTGCGCCCAGCATGACGCCGGCCTGGAGATCGCGGACTTTCTGCGGCGGCAGCGCCCGCGCTTCCGCGACCGATTGCACGAAAATTTCCCCCAGCCCGTCGATAACCGCCTGCAACCGCTCCCGGCTTTTTTTGCTCATGGGGGCGAAGGGAGCCCCATCGGCCTTGGCCTCACCAAAAGTCAACGTGTTGAACGTCACGCCATTTTTCTCCAGCGCGGCGGAAATGTCCGGATAGACCGCGATGACGCCGATTGAGCCGACGGTGCCGGCGCGCGGGCAGGTGACATAATCGGCCGCGCTCGCCAGCGCGTAAGCGGCGGAGGTCGCGCAATCGTCGATAATCGCCCAAATCGGCTTGTTCTCGCGGGCGGCGCGGATCATGTCCACAAGGTCAAACAGGCCGCTGCATGCGCCGCCTGGACTATCGACATGCAAAGCGACGGCACGGACTTCGTCGTTTTTCATCGCGTCGTTGAACATCGCGCCTATCTGGTCGTAACCCGCCATCCCAAAGAATTCGGAATACCATGTCGCCTCGGAAATCAGAACGCCACGCACGGGGATGATCGCGATGCCCTGTTTCACCGTATAGAGGATTTCAGTGTCGTCTGCATCGCGCATCTTTTCGAGGAGCGCTTGCGGTTCCTGTTCGTGCAACAGCAACGATTTAATCAGAACATCCGCGGTTTCCATGCGGAGCGCGAGCGGCTCAGTGGCCAGTTTCAGGCCGATACGGAAAAGCGTGTTCATGTCATGCCGCCTTGGGCTTCCGGTCGTCGGTCTGCGCGGGAACTTCCGAGCCGCCCAGGGAGTCGGGTAACGGCAGCCCGCGTTCTTTGGTCGCGCGATAGTAAGCGGCCTGCGCGTCCAGAACGTCTTCCCACCATAGGCCGTTCTCGCCGCATTCCTGCTCGGCCGTCGAAAGCCTGCCGTCCATGCGCAGCACTGCCGCCTGCGCTTCCTTGACCGGGTCCACCCAACCACGAGCGGGGCCGATCCAGGCGGCATGCGTCAATGCGGCGCGGTTTTCCACGAAATCGTCATGAACAAAGCCGCTCGGCATCAAATCTTTCCCGAACCGCGAAAGCACCTCCTCCAGGAATGCGGCATAGACCGGCCCCGCGAACCCGGCCTGGAAATCCCGCCGCCGGCGCAGAAGGGTTTTCCAGCTCTGCAGCAGCGCTCCGCGGAAACTGCTATAATTGAGCCCTTTGAAATTGCCGCTGATCTCTTCCGCCGCCTGACCCGTAGCGGAAGCGATGTGCCGGATTTGCGCGTCCTCCACTTCCGAAAAATTGTCCGTCACGCCCGACCCGGTCACCGACTGGATTTTCTCACCGAACCCCAGAACCGGCAGGCGCACGCCACCAAGCGCAAGCGGCCTGCCCCCGTTCAGGTCCTGCCGGACTATATCCATTGCGGCCGCGAAGACCTCCAAGTTTGCGCCCGCTTGCGCGGCATCCCCGCCCAGAGCGGCCATGACCTGGTCTTCCGTTTGCGGGGACGTGACGAAATGCCCGATAGTGGCGCGAAGAATTGCCGCTTGCAGAGAAGACGCATCGTAGCGCGTCAACATTTTGAATCGCGGCAGAACCGCGGTCAGCACACCCGCGCCACGGTGCTGTCCCGTACGGTCCACGTCGAAATGGTGCACCACGATAGGGCGTCCCCATTCCGTGTAACGCCGGAAATAGTCCCAGATCAGACTGTCAAGCCCCAGATACGGGTCTCCGTAATACCCGCGGCAAATATGGTAGCCGATCGGCGCCCCCACGCCGTCTATCTGCACACCGGCGCGCAGCTGCGCGAGGTCGACTCCGTGCTGGGGATTGCTGAGCCGGTCCGCGTCGATTAGTTGCACGCAGGTTGCGTAGCCTCCCGTTTCGGCGCGGTCCGGATGCCACGGCAGAATCGCGAGCGCGTCACCATCGATCATTTTGCTCCGGAACGCCTGGCGGAAAATCTGGCTGATGGTTTGCTGGCGCGCAGCATCTGCGTGATAGCCAGTGTCCTCTCCCCATTGGCGCCATTCCGCGACCACGGCACTCGCGAATTCGCGAGCCCACGCGTCATCGTATTTCGGCCCGAGGCGCCGGGAAAGCGCACGCCAGATAGGGCGGGGGATCGGCAGGAAGTTACCGCCGATCGCGGAGTCCGCGAGCCGGTTAATGGCGCCGAAAGCCCATCCGTCGTTGCGGATCAGGTCGCGTGTGCGTGCAACAAGCGCGCTGCGGTCCCAGTTTAGCTCGTTGTCAGGGCTCCGCAGGAAAGGCAACCAGTCGCCCATCGACTGGTCCCACGGCACCGCCCCGTCATAGGCGAAAGAATTTCGGTAGCGGACGCCCGATGCCCCGAGCGCTTGTGGGCGCACGTGCTCGGGCTGGACGGGCTCGGGCTGGACCGTGGCAGCAAGCGGTGACAATCCCTGTTTGTAACGCACGGCGCCAATGCGCACCGGAAAATGATGGGGAAGCAAAGTGTCCATCGCGGATTACATCAACACCCGTATGGCCCGGCGCCCCGGACCCTGGCCGGTCAGCTGCATCAATTCGCGGATATGGTTCCGGAGCGCGCCCTCTGTCGTTCGGGAATAACTGACCGATTTGGTTCCGTCCCCAGAGCCGTAGGAGACCTGAACAGGTTGACCGGTAAGAATGAGGTTGTGCAGGGCATTTTGCGCCGCCAACAACCAGGACTGCAGTGTGTTCTGCGGCACGCCCCCGAAACTGCCGATCGTCGCGGAAAGACTAGGGTTCGGATCGGGGATCAACACCATCCCGCTCGGGGGAATTACAATGCCGGCCATAGATATCGGTCCTCTAGTGATCGCGGCGGGCGCGCTGTTCGGCAAGGCGCGCGGCAAGGCGCGCGGCAAAGCTGTCGGTCGCCACGGGCGCAGGCATCGCGGGCTTTTCGGCAAGGCGCGCGGCAAGGCGCGCCTCAAAGCTGTCGGGCGCCTCGGGCGAAGGCAGCGCGCGCGGGGCGGCGGCGTCCGGCGGCAACGCCACGCGCGGCGGCGGCAGGTCTACCAAGCTGTTTCGCTCCCAATCATCCGCCCAGGCTGGCGGAGACGTCCAGTTGATGCGGGCAAGACCGTGCAGATGCGCCACCACGTGGGTTCCCACCATCAGGTCCAGCGGCTCGTTACGGGCAGTCGATTTGTGAGTCCAAGCGCCGGTCTTTTCGTCGCGAGTTTCTGAAACGAGTCCCTCGAAAAATGGATGCGGCGGTTGAGCGGCAAGCAGCGCGGCCGGGAAATGGATGCAACCAGGCCCATCGGACACCGCAAGCTGCGCGGCAAGGACATCTTTCCAGGCATTCGCGCCAAACTGCGCGACCGGAACGGTGCCGCCGGCGCGCGCCATTCGGTCTTTGCGGCCGCTGTCTGGCCACGTCACCTGCAGCAGGGGCGCGTGGCGACTGGGATTACCGCGGGTGGGAATAATGCTCCAACCCTCGCGGCCCTCGAAGCGGCCGAGCAGGCGGGGCTCCGCGCGGCGCTTGGCGCGGCGCCACGCCTCGTAAGCCTGGGAGGTCGCACCGGGCCCGCCATGCACATCAACCCCCCAAGCGCGGAGCCGCATGGCGCGTCCTGAGCCGTCCGCGAGAGGATAGCGGGCATCGCGCATGCGGCGAAATAATTCATCCCAGTGGTGGGGGTTAGTAAACGGCTCGGCCTGGTGCACGTCATACGCGACAACCCAGCTTTCGCCGTTCGCTCCCCAACCGCGTACCAGCGACTCGAACCGGTTTGACTGTTGGTCCACCCACGCGGTGAGAAATCGGACGCCGGTCGGCACCTGGCCCAGCGTCAGCGCGGGGCTGGCGCGATCGGCGAGCGTGGCGGCGTCCATACTTCCCTGGCGGCGTGGCGGGTCGTAGGGAATTCCCCAGCGCTTTACGACGACATCCTTCAGTGGCTTCAAATCACCAGTGCGGGCGGCGTTGATCCGCGCTTCCTCGTACGCGCGCGCCAGAGCGCCTATCCCGCCAATTACCATTGGCGACATGAACCCGGTTATCCAATAGCCCGCGATCGACGTCGATGCGGGCGATCCGATCACCTCCCCGTCCTCGTTTATCTCTTGCGCCGCTGCGACCCATTTTCCTTCCAAATTCATGGCGCGCCGATGGTTATCGGCAATGGTGGCGCCACAGATCGGGCACAGCAGAGCTGCACTGGCCTCGATTTCGTCGAGCGGTGCATCCGCGTTGTAGTGCAGCGTCATTGCGCGCGCCGCCCCCGGGCAGGGTGAGGAATACCCGTTGCAATGCGGGCAGGGCCAATACCAAGTGCGGCGGTCGCTGCGTCCGTAAAGCGCCATGATTCCGCGCGACCAGTGCTTGTCTTCGAGACCATTGGCCTGATCGGGGTGGCTCAACACCGCGATCATGCTCGAAAATCCCGCAGTCTGCCGACGAATATCCGCGAGACTGTAGGGGTCACCCAGGTCCACAGGGTAGGCGTCGATCTCGTCGAGGACGATCCGCGTGGCGGTTTTAGAAATGAAATTGTTATAGGCGGCGGTAAGAAACTGCGCGGTCATCCCCCGGAACCGCTTGAATCCAATCGAGTCGTCCACTGGGTTTGGGCCGAGGCGGGATTTCATCCCCTCATGCAGGTCGAGCATCGGGTTGATGACCTGCTTGACGTACGAGCGAAGCAGATCATCGGTGGCGAGATACCAGAGAAAATCCGCCGGGTCCGCGCAGACCGATTTCAACAGCCAGTTTTCGGCGACGCTCGTTTTCCCCGAACGGGCTGGGCCGACGATTGCGACGGCGAGGTGCTCCGGCGAGTCGAGCATGTCCATGGGTTCGACCAGGAACGGCATCTCCTGGTTACGCCATTTCCCGATATAAGAGCCTGGGTTGTTGAGCCAGCGGTGTTCCGCGGCGTAGGCGGAGGTGGCGACGCTGGTGGGGGGTATGTAGGCGTGCAAGGCTGCGGCGACCAGCTCCCCAGGGTTCACGAAGGATGGGGGCGAATACATGGCGGCGGGATCAGGCGGCTTCGGCGCGCGGCGTTTGAGGCGGCACGAGATTGGCGAGCGCGCGGCGCAACGATTGCTCTTGCACCTCCGCTAGGCGCATCAACCACGAGTCGATGACGGCCTGCGGCGCGGATTGTTCGCGGCCCAGCTGGCCGACGAACTGTCTCGCATCGCGCGAAAGGTCAGCAAACGCGCGGGAGAACAGATCGATCACCATATCCGACTGCACCAGCTTGCCGGCGCGCTCCGCCTCGGCCACGCGCATTTGGTTGAGACGAGCAGCTTTGATCTGGTCTTCGAGAGATGGGGCACCGGATTCATCGGAACGCTCATCCCCCAACGGGAGAATGAGTTGCGCGAGCGCTTCGTCGCGTTGCGCGCGCTGCTCCTGCTGACGCTGCTGCTCCCCGCGCAGGAATTCGATGACGGCTGCCGGGTCGAACAGATATTCGGTCCCCTTGCTGCCGACGCGCGCGACCGGGAATCGATCGCCGTATTTATTGATCCAGGCAGAGAGTGTTGGCCCGGTCGTGTTCAGGATGCCGCATAATTCTCGTTTCGAGACCAGCAGCGCGTCGCCTTCCGCCACCAGGGCCGACGCTTCTGGAACGACAGCGCGGGTAAGAGTGCGAGATTTGAGCGCGATGCTTAGCCGCGACAAGTCCGCGCCAGCCTGCTGAATAATTTTCAGGTAGGGAGAAATTCCCGGCCGGCCACTGGCATTTTTGGTGATCATCGGCAACTGCGACCCGGAATCGAGTTTTGCCTGCAAGGCCGCTGCGGTGCGGTATTGATCGTCGGCCACCGACCACGCGATGAGAAGCGCCTCGTCGGATGCGAGGATTTGCTGCCCCGCCAACTGCGCGCACGCGCGCGCCCAGCTTTCGCGCTGACTCGGGGAAAACCATTCGGGCGGCTCAGGCACAGTGCGTCAGGCGCGTTTGACGCGCCGCCTCCATGGTCGTGTGATCCTGCAGCGTTGCCTGCCGGCCGGTAAATTCCTGCCAGCGCATCACTGCAATCTCCCCATAGTCGCGAATGGCGTTCGCGATCTGCTGGACCTGATCGCGGGAATGGGTGCGGGCGTTCCTGGCCGCCGCCTGAAGCTGAGCCACCGGGCGGCGGTGCACTGAGTCAGCAGGCCAGGACGCGCTTTCGGAAAGAAAAACCAATGAAAACAACAACCCACTTTTGATTTTGCAAAAACTGTCCGACCAACCGGGGGTCGAAATACTCGCGGTAGAGGACCGGGGCAGGAAGGACCCGCGCGTCATATCCCGTAGTTCCTGGCACGGCGCCCGTCTTACCACACCAGACGCAGCGCGCCCGCCGGGCTGGGGGCCTAGCGGGCGCGCTTCGCGACCGTGGGTAAATGGCTACCCGGGAGTGCCCGAATCGGTCAAGCGGCGATTTCAACGGCTCTCGCCGCGACCCCATTCACCCTTGGTGGCGACCTCACCCAGCCCGCCATCTCACAATACAGCCACAGCCCCTCGCGGAGGTATTTGAGGACGGTGCTCGGCTTCGCGCCGATCTTCCGCGCCACAACCACAATGCCGCGTTCTTCCACAACAACATCCGTGACCAGATCGACCAGACAATATCCGTGCCGAACGATCATCGTACCAGCACAATCTCGCCACGGCGTGTAGCGTTCTGCATAGGCAGCGATCAGGCCGCCGCGCCATTCGGACGCCGGCGCGTGCGCCACTCCATACGATGCCACCCGTGCCGTCACCGCCGCGGTCACTGCGCGAAACACCCGCTCTATTTCCATTGCCGCCCGCACGTGATCATCGTCCAGCTTGCCCGCTGACCACAGGCTTTCCAACGGCCGGCGCTGCAGCTTCCGCCGCGTCTGCTCAGTGCCGCCGTCAACGCGTGCGTTCATGCTGCGACCGTGCCCCGATAATCCTCCAGCCGCGGCAGCGGACCCACATACCCGCCATCCTTCCAGTCCCGATACGCGCGTTCCCAGGCCGAATTCCCCCCGCCCGCCGCCATGCCGTCATCCCGTCGCACCAGCGCCCGCATCACCGGCTCAAAATACACCAAGGCCCGCGCGCAATGCCCCGGCCGTCGCTCGATCGCGCCCAACATTTGCTCCCGCGACAGCCCCGCCGCCATCCATCCCGCCACCGCGCGGAGCTCCGCTACACTCGCCGCGCCGTCGATTCCGGCCACCGACTTCGCCTCCCGAGCTAGATCTTTCTGCTCTTTAGTAAAGAGAGCTAGCTGCGCCGCGGTCGCCGCAGGATACCGTTTGCTTTCGCTTTCGGTTTTTTCGGTTTCCGCGCTCATCTCCGCCGCGCCGCCAACAATAGACAGCAGCATGCTTGCTTGTCCCGCGTCCGCCACCTTTTTTCGAGGCCGTCCGCCCTTAGACCCGTTGATTCTATTGATTTCCGATCGCGTGATCAGCCGCGCCAGGTAGGGGCACGCGATCGCGCCATCGTCCTCCACCGACAGCATCCCACGCTCCACCAAAACCGGCACCGCCGCTTCCCATTCGGTTTCCCCGATCGCTAAACCCAATGCGATTTCCCGGGCCGAAACCACAGCGGAACCGAAACGCAAAACCGAAACCCCACTCTTCATCATGCTTCGCGCGACGGCGATCCATATCCACCGCGCCGCGGCCGGCAGCGCGCGCAGCGCCGGGTGCGTTTCCGCTTGCTCCAACAGTTGTTCCACCGCCGATCGCCGCGCCATATCCGTGCACTCCTTATGTTTATAGCCACGCCGGGCCGCGCGGCGGCTCCGCATCATCGCGGAACCAAGCGGTTGAATCATCGAACTTCAGCCTCACGACGCCACAAGGTCCGTTGCGATTCTTCGCAATACTGACGATCGCCCGTCCTTCCTCGGCCGCGCGCGCATTTTCCCATCGCGCAACGCGGGCGAAAAACTGCTCTTCACTTTCCTTGTCGCGTCGTGTCGGCGCCCCCGCACGAAGCAGATAGTAATGAGGTCGATGCAGGAACATCACCACATGACTATCCTGTTCCAGCGCGCCACTATCTCGCAGGTCGCTAAGCTGAGGGGTCTTGTCTTCACGGCTCTCGTTTCCCCGGTTGAGCTGCGCGAGCGCGACGACGGGAACGTCCAGTGACGCGGCAAGCGACTTTAGGTCTTGACTTATCTCTGTGACGCGCTCGTATAGTCCGCGCGAGTCGGTGCTGTCTCTCGCCCGCAGCAGTCCCACGTAGTCCACAACTAGCAAATCCAGCTTTCCCGCGCGCTTCATCTTCCGCGCGCGACTTCGCAGCGCCGCCACCGTCACGGATGGGCGGGTGTCGAATACCAGAGGTAATTTCGCCGCCGCGCTACCCGCGCGGACAATCCGGTCCCAGTCCTGAGCGCTGATCGGCGGCGGGCACTCGCCTGGCCGCGGCGCTGCACCGTCCGGCCAGCGATGCGCCGTGAAGAGCGCTGTCGTAGGCAAAAGCGTCGCCGCTGCCTCCAGTCGCCTGGTCAGTTCATGCTCGGTCATCTCGCCGGACCAAAACAGCACATTCGCGCCGCACGCCGCCGCGCGCACCGCAATGCCCAGACCCAGCGCGGTTTTCCCCATGCTCGGCCTCGCGCCGACCAGCCAAAGCTGTCTCGGCTGCAGACCACCTGTCATGCGGTCTAGGCCCGCGTATCCAGTTGATATTCCCGCCAGCGCCGTTTCTCGCTCGCTCGCCTGCTTGATCAGTTCGTGCGTTTCCGCCACCGCCTGCGCAATCGGCACCGCAGGAGTCGTGTCTCCAGCGCCTTCGGCGATCGCTAGAAGCGCCGCGTCATGCGCTTCCAGAACTGCCGCGCCGCCGCCAGGCGGCGGGGAAAACGCCGCGTCGACCAGCGTTACGCCGGCGAGGATCAACTCCCGTCGCGTCCAGCAGTCGTGCACCGCCCGGCCGTATTCCGAGGCGACCACCACACCCACCATGCACGCGAGGAGACTCGCCAGATAGTTCGCGGGCGTCACGGGCTGCCCGTCTACCTCTATCAATTCCCCACCCAGCCGCCCAACCAAGGAAACCGCGTCCGCGCGCCTCCCTTCGGCTGTCATCGCGCAGATCGCATCGTAGATGCGAGCATGCGTCGGGTCCGCGAAATGCGCGGGACGCAGGAATTCCTCAACCTGTTCCAAAGCCCGCCCGCTCGCCAAAAGAGCACCGAGCAGTGCCTGCTCCGCCTCCAAATTCACCGGCAGCGCGCGCAAATTGGTTCCGGTCAGCGGGTGCTCAGCCACCCGCGTTGCACCATCATGCGCGCCCACGGAACAATCCACAATTTCGTTGCGGAATTGGCACCACCCCGTGCTGTTCCAGAAAATTCAGTAATTTATCTTTCTCGCGGTCACGCCGCACCGTGGCCACGCGCTCGTAGCAAAGCGCCTTGTGGACCGCGCAATAAACATCGCCACGCGCTTCCAGCACCCCCCCGCAAAACATCCCCAACTCGCCGCGCGGCTTGGCCGAATCCCAAAGCGGATATTGACAGTCGCGGACGACCCATTCCGCGGCGCAGGAAGCCTGGGTTGATTCGCGCGCGGGCAGCGCAGTGTCGCTTGCTGGGGACGCTCCGTTCCGCACCTGCAGCGGCGCGCCAGGCGTTGCGCCGAGTGTCACTTTTCCCGCGCGGGGCCGGATGCGCTCACGTGTTTCCGAGCCGGGAGCCGCACGTTTGATGGGCGATTCCCGGCCCGGTAAATTCATTCGGTGGACGCGACCTATAACCGAGTTCTTGCTCCGTCCGAGCGCTTTGCCTATCTCGCTCGCCGAGCCCCCTTCGGCCCAGAGCCGCACCAGAGCGGCATCTTCCTCCGCAGTCCAGTCCGCTGTCACGCGAAATTCCCCCGCGCGTCGTCGCCGATCATCGCATGCACCGCAGCGCTCGCCGCCATGGTCACGCGCGCCAGAACCGCCAAGTCGTCGCGGAGTGTCCGCAGACAGTTTCCGTCGTCCGCGCCGCGCCGCAAACAATCCAGCGCGTCGCACATCGTCTGTCCCGCGTCTTTGCTGAGCTGCATGAGTTCTTCCCCCAACATCGCGCGGTCGCCGCCCTGTGCCGCGACCAGCACGTATCCCGCGGCCGCCGCCAGTACCTCGGTCACGATCGGGAGGCCCGCCACCTGTTCCAGCCGCGCCACTACGTCGACGGTCGCAAAACTCTCGGGACAATTTTGGTCGGAGGCGCGCGCAAGATGGCTCCGCCCTACCCGACAAGCCGCCGCCGCCGCATCGATCCCGCCGCACGCCTCCCACAACCGCCGGAATGCGGTTTTAAGGGTCCGGCGCTCCGCCTCCGTCACCGCCTGGCCCATCGTCTCCCCACTGGTTGTTTGCTGCGCTGCGGGACACAGTCCCGTTTACTGCCGCGCGGGCGGCCGCTACGAACCCGCCATGAGCCTCGGCCGAAAGCAGACAATGACCCGCCAACCGTCATGCCGCCCTCTAGCCGACCGGACCGAACAGGTCAGGCCGAAGCTCCGCAGCGTCCAGTCCAGTAAGCGCGGCCACGCGCCCAACCCGCGCCGCAGGGATGCCAGACCGCTTCCACTGCTGGACAGCCGCCTTCGTCACGCCAAACAAACGACTCGCCTGCGCGACGCCGCCCATCCTTTCGATGGCGAACCGCGCAGCCTGAGCCAGAGGGTTTTCCTGTTCCATGCGTGGAGTGTAGTCCAGCTACACCGCCCGTGCAACGCCGAAGTTCATCGCCTGCGCGCCTCCCGCACCACATTATGATGACATGGACTTTCCAATTCTTGCGCAGTCGGATTTCCAGATCGACTCCGGTCGCAGGCTCCGCAAAGTCATTGCCATGCTGGGCATCAGCCAGGTTGAGGCCGCCCGGATTATGGGCATCTCCAAGCATGTGCTCAGAAACTGGCTAACCGGCGACGACCCCATCAAGCCTTACGCGATCTACCGCCTGTACAGATCGCGCGGAGTCG